TCGGTTCGACTCCGGGACGCGCCTCCAGTTACACCCTGCCCGGGTGGTGAAATCGGTAGACACAAGGGATTTAAAATCCCTCGGCTGTAAGGCTGTGCGGGTTCAAGTCCCGCCCCGGGCACCATATCGAATTACTAATAAAATCAATGATAAGCAGTGTCGTATGACCGCCCCTCAGAGGCGGTTTTTTTGTGCCTGAATTCCTCTTCCTAATATCCATTCCTAGTATTATTTCCCTTTCACCTGTCCGCCAACTACAGGAACCACCACTATTTTCCTGTCATAGGCCGCAGTTTGCTCCACGTTTTTATGGCCCGTAATAGCTCTCTTTTCGTACAAATCTCCCTCCAGATCAGACACACCCTTGGCCTTCAAATCATGGAAAGTGAAATCAAAAAGAAGCTCTGGAAATTTAAGTTTTGCCGCCTCACGTGCAGCACTCCAGCGACTGTTAAAACCGTCTCGTGTGTATCCAGAACCATTAGGCTGGTGGATGATAAAAATACTGCTCATGCCGGGCTTGAGAGGTAGTTCAGCTGCCATTTTGATTGCTGCAGCAAATCGTGGGGACCACGCCTTGATCTGAGCAACACTGGTTTTGCTTTGTTTAATCAGTATCCCTTCCTCCATGATCTGGCTCTTTTTCATTGCAAGAACATCACCCTGACGGGAGCAGGTGAGATAGGCCAGTTCCATAGCAATCTTCACAATGTCCGGCGCACATGAATAGAGAGCCTGATATTCTGCATCAGTCACATATCGATCTCTCGATGTCTCCTTGAACTTTTTAACCCCCTTAGTCGGGTTACCTTTGACCATGCCACGCTCATATCCCCAGCGGTACATGCGGGACATAAATGCCTTTTCCCGGTTGGCCTGCACCCGGCTTTTTAATCCGCGTTTGTCCATGTACTTTCTGACATGCTCTGGCCGGATGGCATCAGAAGGCATAGCCCCGAAAACTGCTAAAACATTTTTTGAATATTTCAGGTAATCCCGCTGCGTTTCGCGTGCAAGCTCGAAGAAATCAGCCGATTTAAAGAAACGCTCAGCCAGTGACGCCAGCAACCTGTCATCAGGTATTTCATTTATCAGCGCTTCATATGCCGCCCATACAGAAGACTGGGCCGCATCCAGCGCACAGAGGCGTATAGCACCACCGTTTTTTGGATGGAACTCATAGGCTGACTTACCGCGATAAACGCGTGGCGGCATCCAGGCATCTGCAGCGTTTTTGCGAACACGGGCCATTAATCCAATGCTCCGAAGTTGGGTTCAAATTGACTAACCTCTGGGGCCTTCCGAGATGATATTGGATCATTAAAATGCTGCCATGTAGTTCTCGGGCGACCATCACGGCGCACTACAAAAAATATACCGGCCTGTTTCAGGCACTGGCATTGTTTGGACGGGATTTTATAGCCAGTTATTTTTTCGATATCAGCATCAGAAATAATTACGTTATTAATATCAGACATCTCGTTCTCTCCACACATACCCGCTGCAACGGGTCTGCTTGGCCGTGACATGTCACGGCATATCTATGGTTAATTTCAGTTGGTGACATCCGCTGGTGGCCCAGTAAGCTGCCTCACCCTGGCAAGGGCATGACTGCACCGGCAGTTGCTCCTTGCACTTCCCACACTGCTACTCCATTTGCTTTTCAGTTCAGTTGAATTTTTGTAGATCTTTAAAGATGCATTTCAGATACATTAAATTTGCATTTGTATAAAAAATCATTAATGTTAGAAGGCTTCAATTCATCGTTCGAACATACGGATATGTTAAAAACTTCTTAGGTACAGAGTGAGCATCCATACAGCCGTATCAGCTAAATTATCTGAACTAGTTCATCTACTTACCCATAGCGAAAAAGAAATTTTTAGCGCAGAGAGTAATGAAGAAATGGTGGAGTTGTACCTTGTCCTGGGGGCACTCCTGCAATTGACATATAATTTGAAAATCAAAGCGTAATAAGCAGTTTTAAGAACATTCAAGCACCCTAACGCAAATATGAACCTGTTAAGCACAGGTTCTTGCCATTTTCCTCTCCTCAATAAATTGTTTTTCTTTGAGCTTCAAAACGTTATGCGCTTAAATTCTCCTAACCACACCTACAAGTCAGTTTGCCAGCCTTCATCTCCGTGAATGCTCCACCACGTTTGCCCGAACCAAGTCAGGAAACCCTATTCATTCCAGATACAACCCACTGGCAATCAGTCGGGCGCGTCGTTTAGCTGCAGCACGGTGGCGCTTGATAGCCTCTTCTGAGCGGTCATTGCTCTGGTTGATTACCATTGGCGGCAGTGCGCGGGGAGCAACACGGCGGGGATACCTAATCAGCGTGTATGTACGGTCGATAGAGTTACCACTGAGGCGAACCGGATTAGATGCCTCAACCTGCAGCGTTTCTCCGCCGTGTCGCAGGGTATTAAGGATTAGCCGGTTGAACTCACGAAGGCTCATACCAAATCGCTCGGCCAGCTCACGACCAGTCGCTGGTCCTTTGGATAGCTGCCAGGCAAGTTTTTCGCTAAACCCGGCGTTCGGACCGTTGCTGCGGCGATATTGGGCGATTTTTTTCATAATTGCGCCTCCTGCTGAGCAGGGCGGGAACATGCTGCGGAGCGGGGTTTCGTCAGTTCTGTGCGTGCGGTGCGTTTCAGGTTGAGCTGCGAAACCAGCCGTGATGTGTAATCGCCAGGAGTGTTACAGATGATGCGTGGTTGGGGGTGTTCGTCATAAAGTTCTGCAATCAGATCATCAATAAGCTGATTCATAATCCTTTCCTCGATTGTGGCTGGTGGGCTACTGCAATAGCCCACTGCCGTTTCTCCACATTGAAAATTGAGCCTGCTTTTAACCACTTCAGGCGAGGTGGTTCCTGTTATTCCCCAACAACAAGGAATCGGTTAATCTAAATAACCCCAACAACAAAAAGGATTTAAAATGCCTACTATCCAAACTACGATTGAGAGCGATTTCTCACCTGAAGGACTGGCGGCTGACATACGTGCTCTAAAAGTGGCTGTGGGTTTAATTGCTGCGAAAATCCCAAAAGATCATAATCCTCATAGTATTTGTGACTCATTAGACGGGATTGGCGAGCACAGTACTTCTGAGTTGTCTGCCTTTATCCGTGAAATTCTCGACAAGGCGCATCATCAACCCTAAAGGTATACGTTACGCTGCGCTTGCAGTTATCAGCACCGCACAGCTCTTGCAATAGAGCTGACAAGGTACTCATTTCATCCTTTAGCTCAGGTTTGTATGAAGGGTCAATATGAGTCTTAGCCTGTAAGAGCGCCGTTCTGGCTTTACCTACTGCTATCACTGACGCCCAAAAAGTATGTGGCGTCAGTTCTTTCACCTGTGACATACACTTCTCCTTAATGGCAGTTAGCCACTGCAACAGCCCACCGCCGGTCTCCACACTAAAATTTTTTAAGAGAGGCTTTCTACGAACTCAGCAAAGCTGAGCGCCTCTTCGCCTTCTTTCAGACCATAGAAATATTCCTCGTATGCTTCATCCATCTCGTTTACCTCTGTGAGTTAAGTTAAAACGAATGTTCGCATTTACGGACTTCTTGGTCAATAGTTTTTGTTCGTATATACGAACGCAAGCGGGTGGGGCCGTCAGTGCGGCCATTATTGAGGTATTAAATAGAAGGGGTTAAGGAAGTTTCGTTTGAACTGACACACCAGTAGCGATGATTTGAGTGAGAGACTCTAACTCAATTGTCTTATATCCAGAGTTTACCGGGGCAAGGTATGCGCTAGGACCGTCTATAACTAACTTTTTGATGACAGCTGCATTACCGATCTTAGACAGAACAATTTGGCCTGATTTGGGCGATTTATCAGGATCAAAAATGACAATAGCACCCTCCGGAATGAGGCCGTTCATTGAGTCATTATCCATTACTACAGAGAACGCATGGGGGGATACGTCATCAGTAACGGTAGTCCATTCTGAAAATTCGGGATTGTTTTTCATCACATTTCTCCAGTCCCCCGCCTGCGCCAGAGAGACTAGCGGCACCTTCTGGAGTGGCCTTTGATCCACCTCACTGTGAATACTTCTTTGTGAGTGATTACCTCCATTTATTAACCAAGCCTCTGTTACGTTTAAAATCTTTGATAATTTGGGAATGTGCGTCGCGGAAGGGTTATTATTTCCATTTACCCACTGGCTCACAGTGCTTTTAGATGCTCCAGTTCCTGCCACTATATCCCTGCTTCTCAGGTTAAGTTCCTGCATTCTGCTAACTATGCGCTCACTCATCGTCTGATGATATTTACTGTTCATTGCTGTTCGCTTTGTTGAACTTTGGTTGTTTGAATTATTGACCAAAGCGCGTCCTTGTGGGTAAACTCTCATTGTTCGCTTTTACGGATGAGATGATTATGAAAAAGGCAGAGGTTTTAAATTACTACGGTGGAGTTACTGCAACAGCGCGATTTTTGAACATCGCAAAATCCAGCGTTAGCGGATGGCCGGACCCTATCCCCTGGAAATATGCACTTTTGATCGCCGAGGTTACGAATGAACTCAGCTTTAGCAAAAGTGATTATCCGCAATTAGCGCCCTTATATGAACCACAGCTGGAGGCATTGCGCCGTGGGTAATGAACCTAAATGGAAGGCTGAGCGCCAGCCAGCCTGGATGATTAAAGCGATCCGCAAAACTGTCGCCGGTCTGGCTGGTGGGTACGCTGAGGCCGCTGAAATTTTGGATGTGACTGAGAATGCCATTTTCAATCGGCTTCGTGCTGGTGGCGATCAGTTGTTCCCGATTGGCTGGTCATTGCTGTTACAGCACGCAGCTGGCAGTCATCACATTGCAACCGCCATAGCCAAAACATCTGGCGGCGTATTCGTGCCATTACCGGATGTTGAGTTGGTGGATTACGGCGATATCAATCAGCGACTGCTGGAGGCTATTGAGCAGATCACCCGGTACTCACAGCAGGTAAGGGCAGCTATTGAGGATGGAGTGGTAGAACAGCACGAACGCGAAGTGATTGACGAGGAGCTACACCGTGCCATTACCAAACTACAGGAGCATACAACGCTGGTTTACAAAGTTTTCTGTGCTCCAGAAAAGTGAAAACGCCGGGTTGCAGCCCAGCGTTTTCGGCGACTACATCAATTAGTGTGGAGAAATAATCGCGTGAACAATTTAAACAGATCCCGGAATTATCCGCAATTCCGCTGCCTGCCTATGACGGGCGGGCGCAGTCAGGAGTCATTCCGTTATTCGCTCAATTTACCTGACGGCCACCACGCAGTTAACCACAGTTTTGTTGAGTGGGCTGTGGGTGAACACCTCCAGAAATTACGCAAATCAGGGGGCTAAATGCCCCAACTATCAGACGAGATTATCCAGCCGTGGGTCGCGCGCTATGCCGATCCACGCGGTGTGATTGTTGAAACCATTGGCGTTGATGTAGCGAATAACAGGGTACTGTTCAGGCGTCCAGGCTATCCGCACGTCTGCGTCCAGCCCCGCAATCTATGGGGCCAGAAATTTCGGAGAGTTAGTGATGAGCGTTAAATTGTCTGCATACGTCTGGGACGGTTGCGCAGCGTCAGGTATGAAAATCACCAGCGTGGCCATCATGGCACGCCTGGCTGATTTCTCCAGCGATGAGGGGATTTGCTGGCCGTCAATTGCCACAATCGCCCGGCAGATAGGCGCTGGTCTCAGTACTGTACGCACCTCAATACGTAAGCTTGAGGCCGATGGCTGGCTAACCAGTACCGCACGGCGTAAGGGGAATCGTAACACGTCGAACATGTACCAGCTGAACGTCAGGAAGCTGCGAGAGGCTGCTGCTGCTCACCAGCCAGAATCTGATGCGTCAGAATCTGCCCCGTCAAAATCTGATGCACCAAATTTTGATGCGTCAAATTTTCACCCGTCAAAATCCGGCCAGAAAACGGGTTTTCACCCCCCAGAATCTGGCGACGATCCGTCAGTAAGATCAAAACATGATCCATTAGATAAAAACCTCTCTTGTCCGGACGCTTCGCGGCCAGACGACTCGCCTGTGGATAACCCCGATCAATTCCTGGCTCGCTTTCCCGACGCGGTGGTTTACAGCGAGAAGAAACGTCTGTGGGGCAGCCATGAGGACTTGAAGTGCGCGGAATGGATATGGGGGCAGATCACTCAACTCTACGAGAAGGCGGCAGAGGCTGACGGCGAACTGGCAAGGCCCAAAGAGCCGAACTGGGCTGCGTGGGCGAATGACGTGCGCCTGATGTGTTCGCAGGACCAGCGCACACACTTCCAGATTTGCAAGATGTTCAAACGCGTTCAGAGCGATCCGTTCTGGTGCCGGAACATCCTCAGCCCTTCAAAACTCCGCGAAAAATGGGATGAGCTGGTAGTAAGGCTCGGTCCGGTTCAGCGGTCAGTTACAGACATTTCACCAGTCGATTACGCCATCCCGGAAGGGTTTCGCGGTTATTAAGGGATTTCAAAAATGACTACGCTATCGAAAATTTACGACAACAAATCTAAAACTGAAACGAACATCACTACTCGCAAAACCTACCTGCTGGGCGTTGATGAACTCTATGTCGAGATTGGTTACAACATCCGGGAAATCGATCATACCCACGTCGAGGAGTTCCGTGATGCCTACATCGCTGGTGAGCAGGTGCCTCCGCTCGCTGTACAGGTAACTGAACAGGGCATAAAAATCATCGATGGCCACCACCGTTACTACGGGGCCAAACTGGCACAGGAGGCCGGTTATGACATACGACTGGAATGCAAAGATTTCGTGGGCAGTGAGGCAGATCGTATTGCCTTCATGGTCACATCCAGTCAGGGGCGTGCACTGGAACCACTGGAGCGAGCAGCTGCATACCAGCGCCTGATTAATCAGGGCTGGGAACCGGCCCAGATTGCCAAAAAAGTTAAACGCTCAATTACTGACGTCGAAAACCACCTGTCGTTGCTGACATCTGGTGATGAGCTGATCGCACTGGTTAAAAACAAAGAGGTTGCCGCCACTACCGCTGTCGCGCTGGTTCGTGAACATGGTGCGTCAGCAGGCAGAGTGGCAAAAACGGAACTGGAAAAGGTCAAAGCAGCGGGCAAGAAAAAGCTGACCAAAGCCGCCGCCATGACGCAATTCAGTGCCAGGCAGTCTCGCCAGCTGGTGGAACTGTTAGCCAAACATTGCCAGGCAGAGCAGGATGAGGAGGGCGCACGCGTTACTCTGACGCTTGAGACTGACCTACAGGTAGCTGAGTTGATGGATATCATTCAGGCCGCCAGAGAGCATTACGGCGTCACGCCATCCGTCAGTGAACAACCGGCACCGGCTGAGCCTGAGAACGACGAGGGTGATGACCTACCGCTGCTGAAACATGAAATTCTGGAGCAGAGCGGCGTCGAGGTCTGGGCCTGTATTCAGGCGGCGTTCAAAATCAAATCCCAATACACCTACGCTCAGTCTAAATATGCACACACATGGGCGGCAGATTCTGTCGAGCACCCTGAGCACGTAGTTGTTCCAGAGGAAACCATCCAGTCAGCCCTGCGATTCATCCAGCAGCACCAGGATGACCAGGCGATCAAGCAGTGGTTATCTGAGCAGCATGATGATCCAGAAGTAGTGGAAGAGCAGTTGCAGCGGTTCTCAAGTGTGCTGATTGGTTTGCGGCAGGACCAGCCATGCACGGTTCAGGAGTTCATCGAGCTGGTGGAACAGACCGACCGTGATTGCTGGTCCAATTACCGCATGCTGCGTCAGGCCGTGCGCGAGGCCGCAGGTCAACTGACTATCCCGGACATGGGAGAGTCGCAGTGAAAAATGACTTTTTAGCGGTGCTGTTGATATGCGCTTTAGCCTGGGTGCTGAGTGGATGCCTCAGTTGGCTGGCAATCAGTTGCCCAGCATACAGATACGCATGCGCAATTCTGGTCTCGCTGGTAGCGGCGTTGGTTGTGACGCACCACCTGCTCAAACGTCTGATTGGGAGGGCAGCATGAGAGCGCTGCTCACTCCCGAGGTTGCACCACTCACAGGGATTGTGCTGTTTAAGCCGGGGCCGGACCTACTAAAACTTTTTAAGGGCCGCGTGGTGATCAGCACGCCCACGATGGATCTGTCAGACAAACCGTCAGGGCTGCTGAATGACAGCACGCAGCCACTACTGGATGAACCCTCACTGGCGGCGTTCTTCAGCCATGAGCGCGTTATTGCGGCTGCTGGTGGGCAAAATGCGCTGGCGTCATATGTTCAGTCACTCGGTTACTGTCAGTGGGAACAACTGGGAACCTGGCACTATCACGAATTCACAATGGCAGAGACTGAGAGTGGCCCGGTATCGATATGCTGCAGCCACGATACTGAGTTCATGAAAAACGGCATGCCGGGCCGTATGGATGCCATTGCGAAACGGAACACTGCACTGTGGATCATCAGAGTCGCCTGCAGACAGATGGCACTACATGGCGATCATCTACTCACACTGCCAGAACTGTGCTGGTGGGCGTCACTGAATGACGTTGTTGATCTGATTCCAGAGGCACCGGCACGGCGCGTTCTGCGTATGCCTAAAGACTCCATCCCGCAGGGTGAGCTGAAAGAGTCGCTGATCGCACCAGTGAGGCTGGCCACCGAAATCATTCAGGAGGCCGCGCAGGAGGTGAAGAGAGTTATCACCCTGCAAGCCGATCCTGAGTCACCAGAGTCATTCATGCTGCGGCCAAAGCGCCGCCGCTGGGAGAGCGCCAAATACACGCGATGGGTAAAGTCGCAGCCGTGCGCGTGCTGCAATATGCAGGCAGACGACCCGCATCACATCATTGGATATGGACAGGGGGGAATGGGTACGAAATCCCACGACTTATTTGTGATACCGCTTTGCAGAGCGCATCACGATGAGTTGCACCGGGATGTAAGAGTGTTTGAGGCGAAATATGGCAGCCAGATATTGCTGCTCTTTCGGTTCCTTGATTACGCCATAGCAGTTGGCGTTATAGGTTCAGTTAAAAATTAATAGTGTGGAGATTAATATGCGTGACATATTACAAGTTTTGGATTTATGGGGTGCCTGGGCTGCCAGCGATAATAGTGGTGTTGACTGGCACCCTGTAGCTGCGGGGTTTAAAGGCCTTATACCTGATTGTAGTAAGACTCGCCTTCAGTGCAGTGATGATGAAGGGCTTTCAATTGATAGATGTGTCGCACGCTTACGAAAATACAAGCCAGAAGAGTATGAGTTAGTGATTGCTCATTTTGTAATGGGTATCTCCTTAAGAAAAATTGCAAAAAAAAGAAATTGTTCTGACGGAACTATAAGGAAAGATTTGCAAAATGCCTTAGGTTTTATTGAGGCGGTTGCAGTTATGACATATTTAAAATAATTAAAATGGTCGCAATGCGACCATTAACCAAAGATATAATGTTGAGCGTAGGGGGTTAGGAAAAAATAGAACTTCAATGTTAAAAGTATACCTACAACCACAAAAGCAGCCAAGGCAATAAAAATTGCTTTTTGTATGAAAATTCTACTCCTTAGGCTTTCAAAAGTTTTTTGTATATCACTATAGATACTCTCGCATTTTATTTCTGCTTGATTTTTTTGATGATTAATTTCATCGGAGATTGCGGATAACGTTTGCCATTGGTTGAACATTACAAATATGATCATAGCCGTGAAAAAAATCGAGCCTAATATTACTGCAGTGTTTATTAGGGCTTGCGAGTCCCAACCATTAGCTTCTTTCATTTGAGTTGCTACAATAATTGTAGCAACAGGTATACCTAACAATTGGTTTTGGATATCACTAAAGACTTTGTGTATCTTGCCCATTTCTTCGATTTTAGCCACTCGAAGCTGATCAAGAACTTTTTCATATGAAAACCCAGAAATATAAATTCCATACCCTTTATTGTAACTTTCACAAAGCTGAGTCATATCATTGATCAAATATATAAAGGCGGATTCCTTAGGTTTGGTATCGCTCATTGATTTGATAGTGTTTGCAAGAATCGTTAATTTAATGCCTCTGTGAGCATCTATGGAAAACGAAGCAAGGAGATTTTTAACTTTTTCTTCATCTAGGGATTTAATCGCGATAGAATCAAAGATGACTGGTATTTTAGTCACATTCGTTTCAAGGAAAACAAGCTCGCAGTTGCTCTCATCAAGGTATGCGGCGCTTTCTTTAAATAAAGATACGAGCCTTAGGATAAGGCGGTATTTAATAATATGCGATGGATGGTTTTGATCCTTATTGTAATAATCATCTTCAAAAATATAATACGATTTAGCTTCTTTTATGCGGTTTTTGCTGTTCTTTATATAGTCCTCAAAAGTTGCATGAAGTTGACCAAATTTTATCTTTGGGGTGCTAAAGTGAAGGGTTACTGTATTGCCAACTTGAACAGTACCTGATTGTAAAGTTATACCAAAATCTTGAGGTTGAGCTAAGGCGTCACTAATACATGTGCATAAGTCCACAGTGGATATATAAATTGTTCCCACTGTATAATTTGTAGTAAATATGGTCTGCCTATACAGCGTGACCAAATCTCCAAAGTCAATCATCTTCATCCTCACCTAATTCGGATAAAATTTCATCCTTAAGAGTATCCGGAACATCTTTTAATATCAATCTATTATTTTCTTCATCATAATATACGGTTCCATCATGTAATGCAGCTCTATCAAAATTTAATGACCAATGCTGAGATCTCCCTTTAAAGCTAACTAAAGCTCTAATAATATTTGAATCAGGCACAAATCCGTCTGAAAACTCAAGATCTTCACTGGCTAGTTTGTTTACTAATAATTCTGGTTCTGCTGGCCATAATTCATTAGCGAAAGTTTGCGTATCGAATTGGTTGCTTGATTTAGACAGTTGCTTTAATCTTTCGTGAGATTTATTAAGGAACTCTTCACGCTCTTCAGCTTGTAAGTTCCTTTCATTTGCAAAATCAATCAGGGCATCTTTTAACTTAGTAGTTTCCTCTTTTGCTAGCAAAATATCATTGCAGCCAAGGAATTTTCTAAAATAGGCAGCAACAGCATTTTGACCCTTCAGAAAACTAATATAATGATCTTTACCGCTGAGCCATCCCGTTACATCAATACGTCCTGCTACACGTAATTTTGCAATATCAAGATATTCACTTGTTTGTATATCAAAATCGTGGACAGTAGCCCCTATTGCAGAAGTCAAAATAGCCACCAAAAGAAACTGATTATCATCAGTTTCTGTATGTGCTATTATTACGAAACCACCAGTAGACATAGTCTCTTCATCGGCCCTAGCTTTTAAATGTTCTAACATTCGAATGCTAGTAGAATAGAAATCTACCTCTTTTGTTACAAAGTAATCGTTTACTATCCCCTTCATAGGAAAATTATCTAAGTTATCTTCAAACTTTCCATATCCTTTGCTGGCTCGGCCTGAGTATTTCTCAGTAAGATCATCGGCCAGTCTTTGAGATGCAGCCTGAACATTTTTCTCTTCAGGAGAAGGTAAAAGTGAAGCATTTCCTCGTTGTTCCTTGTTCATTATGTGAACAACAAAGTGACGTAGAATGGTGTTTCCTGCTGTATGTTCAGTCATTGAAAAATCCTTATCAAAAATCCGAAGCCCATTTTTTTTCGATAGTACTGCAAAAAATACTAATGCGTACGCATTTTAATAGTTATTGTGATAAGAGTATCTTCTGAATCGGACTCCTTATCAGCTTAACGCCAAATCATCTATGTTTTTTGTTTGGTAAGCTGCTACCTCATTCATAGTTAACCAGCTTTCACCCAATGAGAGCTTGCTGGCAAGTCGTCTAAAGCATCACGATAAGTCTGAGTCCTCCTAAAAATGGAAGGAACAATTGATAGGTTATCGGCATCACAAAGCTTTAGTTGAGAGCTTTTAAGCCAATTCGAGAAGTTAATCCCTCAAATTCACATAAGTTATTCTTAACAAATAATTTTTCTATGCAAAAAGATGAAATTCCCGGTGTTGAATTATTCAACGCCGATTGTTTGCGCGTGCTTAAAACTATGCCTGACGACTCAGTAGACCTGGTTATTACCGATCCGCCGTATTTCAAAGTTAAACCTGACGGGTGGGATAACCAGTGGAAAGGGGATGAAGATTATTTAAGGTGGTTGGATTGCTGCCTGGCGGAGTTGTGGCGGGTGTTAAAACCAAACGGGAGCATCTATCTGTTCTCAGGGCATCGACTCGCATCTGATATTGAAATCATGATGCGAGAGCGTTTCAACATACTTAACCACATCATATGGGCTAAACCCTCTGGCTGGTGGAATGGCTGCAATAAAGAAAGCCTGAGATCATACTTTCCCTCAACTGAGCGCATACTCTTTGCAGAGCACTATCAGGGACCGTACAAACCCGACGCGTATAGCCGGAAATGCAGTGAACTCAAACAGGCCGTACTGGCACCGCTGATTAATTATTTCCGTGATGCCCGGTCAAAGCTGAGTGTAACCGCTGCCCAGATTGTTGCGGCAACCGGTAAGAAGCACATGGTCTCGCATTGGTTCGGCACCAGTCAGTGGCAGCTACCCAGCAAGGCTGACTACCTCAAACTGCAGGCGCTGTTCACTGAGATAGCTATTGCACGCCAGCAATCAGGAACGTTTGCCGCACCGCACCACCATCTGGTGGACACATATCACTCACTAAACCGTAAATATCTGGAGTTGCAGGAGGAGTACAAATCCCTGCGCAGGTATTTCGGCGTCACGGTAGCGGTTCCCTATACAGACGTATGGACTCATAAACCGGTTCAGTTTTACCCTGGTAAACACCCCTGCGAAAAACCTGCCGATATGCTGGAGCAGATCATCAACGCCAGCAGCAGGCCGGGTGATGTAGTGGCTGATTTTTTCATGGGGTCAGGGTCAACGATAAAGGCGGCCCTCAAATTGGGTCGCTCAGCAATTGGTGTAGAGCTGGAAGAGGAACGTTTCCGGCAGACGGTTAGCGAACTGAATCAGCTAATCGAGTAAATCAGAATTTATTAATCATTAAGGGGTACCGCTAATGGCTGAGCCATTAAGCACCGGCGCTACTGCAACCGTAGCTGGCTGGGGCATTGTCACGTCTGCGCTGGTGGGATTCATCACCTCTGTAGATTACTCAATCGCGTTTGGAGCGTTTGCCGGTTCGATGTGTTTTATCGTTACCGCCAGTGATCTGACGAGGCGACAGACATTTGGGTATTTTCTGTTTGGCTATGCCGCTGGTGTCTTTGGTGCTGGTTTCGTCGCTGACAAGTTAGAGAACTATTTCGACTATCGAGAAAAACCACTGGACGCTCTGGCCGCTGTAATCATTTCCGCTGCTGCGGTGCAGGGTTATTTCTGGCTGAAAAACGGCGGCGTTTCAAAACTGCCATTCGTCAAAAAATGGATGGGGGAAAAATCATGATCAGCAACGATCTTCTAACAGTAATTGACGTCGCCATTTGCGCGGCAATCGCATTACGCCTGATGGCGTTCAGTAAAACAGGACGAACTCATAAACCCGGCATTACATGGATAGCAGCAGGACTGATTGTGTTTTATGGCAATTTCGTATTGCTATGGGTGTTTGGGCATTACTACGCCAGCGGCTGGCCGGTTGTAATAGCTAAGGCACTAATCTGTGCTGCAGTATTTGCAGCAAAAGGTAACGTTGCGCGCATTGTTTCATATCCAACGGAGGGGAATAGTAAAAAATGACAGGCAAAAAAAAACCACGAGGTATCCGCAACAATAACCCCGGAAACATTCGCTGGGGAGATGAGTGGCAGGGGCTGGTAGATAAGTCTCAGCGCACTGATAAATCATTCTGTCAGTTCATCTCACCGGAATACGGCATCCGCTCGATGATCATTATCTTGCGCAATTATCAAAGTAAACATGGGCTGCGCACGATTACCGGCATGATTAAACGTTGGGCTCCGCCTAACGAGAACAATACTCAGGCCTATATCGACAGCGTGGCGCAGGCAACTGGCACGAGCGCAGATCGCCTAATTGACCTAAACGACAGCCGCAAACTGTTTCCTCTGCTGCAGGCAATCATCCGGCATGAAAACGGCGTTCAACCATATGATTACGGCGTGTTCGTTAATGCCTTTAAACTTGCTGGCTCCTGATGGTGAGCACAATCCATGAGTAGAATTTTTCTGACTGGTTTAATTATTTCTGTAATCCTCGTGCTTGGCTGGGCTGCTGACCATTATTATGACAAAGCTGTAACTTGGAGAACCGTTGCACAGCAGTCGCAGCGACTATCCAGAGAGCAGGCAGCCACCATATTAGACGCGAATGAGCGCCAGCTTAATGTGGCCGTTCTTGATGAGAAGTATACGAAGGAGTTAGCAAATGCTAAAGCCGAGCTTGATGCTCTTAAGCAGTGTGTTGATTCTGGTAAGTGCAGGCTGCGTCTCAAGGCCATCTATACAAAAGATAACTGCGCCAGCACCACCGGCATGGATGATGCAACCGCCCCCCGACTTAATAACGCCGCTCAACGGGATTATTTTACCCTCAGAGAGAGGATAGAAGTTGCCATAAGACAAATAGAGGGGTTGCAGCAGTACATCAGACAGCAATGTGTAAAATAAAGTGTTGAAAATATCAATGAGATGATTTATAAAAAATGCGTCTGAGTTCAAAATGGAGGGAAATATGTTAACCAAGCTTTTGAACTTCAGTCGGGGACTGGTAAATCATAATGATTTACAGCGGTTGCCAGTTTAAGCTGGGCCGTAACTGAATTAGCCTATATCGTCAGTGGTAGAGACTGAATAAGACTTGGGGTCATCTTGCGACGCATTGCACCCATTTTGATGGCTTGCATTAAGATTGGCTCGGCTACGTGGAGACCCGCTAAAACGCAAGAGGCTGACCTACCATTATTCCCCACCAGCCGACCCCAACCTCTTTGAACCGCCGCAAGGCGGTTTTTTGTTGTTGTTAATACACGTATGTACTGGTGCGTCCGATAATACTTGCTTGAGGTAGAAGCAAATCAGCTCAACTAAACTATTTACAGCAGGTGCAAAGGCGAGAGCTAAAAAGAACCAGTGGTTGTACATAAAAACTCCTCTATAGATTTTTAGTAAAAAAGCTTTGTATTCTATTGTGAGTCTTAATGCAGACGACCAGCTTGTCTCTTATAGGAGACAGCAGTATTTGGGCGCATCTATACCAAGAAATTCCCTATGCACGTCAAATCTGTAATTTACACGATATTGGCCGGAACAAATCGAGTCCGTACAGTTTTGCTTCTCTAAAGAATCTCTCAGAGCTAATGTATGGCTTCCATTCTTAACAAAAGAGATCTTTATGAGTTACGAGATGTATGAGGTGATGAAACAGTATCGGTTCGAAGTGTATGGGCTAGGTCCAGTTAAGGCCGAAATCGTAAAGACCATACAACCCCAAATCAATAATCCTTATTACTGGCGTTGTAATTATATTTATGATGGCTATGCACCAAATCATGGTAATTCCCTTGAGCTTGCCGAAGAAGAGCTCAAATTTTACATAGAAAATTTTGACGTGCCGTCTGCAGAGTTAGACCCGGATTATTAACTAAGCCGCCTTCGGGCGGTTTTTTATTGGAACAACCGATGATTGTTACAACCGATGCCACTGTCATTGGTGGCAACAGTATACGTGGGATATCAACACCCGGCTCCATCGTTATTGGCGTTCAGAATAAGCCACCAGCCGACACGATATTCATCCAGAACGATAGTAACAAAACACCCACGTCGCCGTGGTTTGTAACGCAGATAGATGGCACGCATTACACGATGATGAACGCGACCGCGCCCAAAGGCTGGCAGTATTTGGGGGCATTCCTCGTCAGCGGTGAAACTGGTGCTCAAATCGGGCGTGCAGATGGTGCAGTCTGGACAATATCTAACTCCAGCATGGTGCAGCATATAAGCACATCCGCTGGTGGTCAGGCTGCTGTCAGTATCCTTACTGCCGGAACATGCACGCTGACCGTTACGCTGCGCAATATGGTTTCAACGCTTGTCATAACAGCCAAATAATTATCAGGAGCAAAGGTGAAAACCATCAATCTGGATTTAACCGATGAGTGGCAGCTTGTTGCCGATACTGACCAGACCTATGATGTTCAGGTGGAGTTTGGGTCGGCATTGTTCTGTCTTTCTCAGGATGCGCCTGACGCGTCTCAGGCAGGCCAAACCGTCAGGCCGGGGCGGTGGCTGAAATTTTCCGATCTCAGGGTATGGTTCAAAACCACGCTGACTGGCTCATATATTTCTGTGTCGTCATACGACACCCCGAAAAGCTAATCAAATGAAAATTATTCTCATTTGAAAAGGTACTCCCGGCAGAAAAGTTCACCGAGGGGGCGGCGACACGCGGAAAGCGGCTGGTTTTTGAATTTTCATGCTGTCAGCAGCAGGTCTTTTAACTTTCTGATTATATTGAATTAAACCTCAATTCTGGTGACAAAAACTTTTTTGCCGTGTCACCTCACTCACTTCTATTGTATTGATTTCATTCAGTAATAAGCAAAACCACCTGACAACGTGAGGTGCCGATGTCAAATGTCAGCAATCTGGGCGACGCTTACAACTGGAGCGTAGCGAGAATTGCTGAGGCTTTCGGCTTGAATCGCGGAACAGTAAAAAAGCGTCTGCTTGAGGCTAATGCCCCTATCGCCAGTATGGTGCGCGGTAATCCTGTCTATGCGTTAAAAGATGTCGGTCCTCTGCTGTTTGGTAAGCCGGAACAGGGCGATCCTGATGATATTCACGATCCCTCTAAAATGTCGCCTAAAGACCGTAAGGACTGGTTTCAGTCTGAGAATGAGCGCGTAAAGCTGGAAGAGTCCCAGAAGAAACTTGTTCCGGCTTCAGATGCACACAGAGAAATGGCGCTGATGATAAAAATCATTACGCAGGTACTCGACACCTGGCCCGATAAGCTGGAAAGGGACAGAGGGTGGAGACCGGATCAGATAGCCGAAGCTCAGAATGCTATCGACGAAATCAGGGAGGCGCTGGCGGCAGACATTCGAGATTATGAGGACGACTAAATGTTTGCATCAGTAAGTGCGATTCGCAGAGATGTGTCGGCATTACTAAAAGCGCCACGGCGGATGCCTGTAGCTGATGCGGTGGCAAAATATATGCGTGTGCCGCTCGGGGCAGGTAGTTCGCTTCCATGGGAGGCAGGGCTGACGCCTTATATTATTGAGCCGATGAATTGCCTGGCATCGCGTGAATATGACGCGGTTGTTTTTGTTGGTCCCGCTCGTACCGGTAAAACGGTTGGCCTCATTGATGGATGGATTGTTTATTCCATCGTGTGTGATCCGGCTGACTTTCTTCTGATACAGATGACTGAAGAGAAAGCCCGTGAACATTCAAAAAAACGTCTTGATCGTACCTTTCGGGTCAGTCGCGCTGTCGCAGAAAGAATGAGTCCCCGCTCAAATGATAATAACGTTCACGACAAAACGTTTCGCGCTGGCAACTACCTGAAAATAGGCTGGCCATCGATAAACATCATGTCTTCGTCTGATTATAAATATGTGGCGCTGACTGATTATGATCGCTGGCCTGATGATATTGACGGGGAGGGCGACGGATTTTCACTGGCGTCAAAACGCACCACCACCTTCATGTCCAGTGGTATGACGCTGGTAGAAAGTTCGCCAGGCCGGGAAGTCATTAACAGTAAATGGCGCAGGCAGTCACCACACGAAGCGCCGCCATCAACGGGCATTCTGTCTTTGTATAATCGCGGCGACCGCCGCCGCTGGTACTGGCCCTGTCCGCACTGCGCCGACTACTTTCAGCCCGCTATGGAAGTGATGACCGGCTATCGTGATGACCCCGATCCGGTTATAGCCAGCGAAGCGGCGCACATCTGCTGTCCTCACTGTAATAACGTCATTACCGCTGACCAGAAACGCGAGCTGAATATTGCCGGTGTCTGGCTGCGGGAGGGCGAAAAAATTGATGCTGCCAGACAGCGTGCTGGCGAACCACGCCGCTCACGCATTGCCTCATTCTGGATGGAGGGGCCAGCCGCCGCTTATCAGACGTGGGCACAGCTGGTTTATAAGCTGCTGACCGCTGAGCAGGAATACGAGACGACCGGAAGTGAGGAGACACTCAGGGCCGTCATTAATACCGACTGGGGGCTTCCTTATCTTCCCCGAGCCGCCACCGAACAACGCCAGTCAGATGTCCTGATGAAACGAGCTGAAGATTATGGCAAACGGCTGGTGCCGCCGAAAGTGCGTTTCCTGCTGGCGGCTGTAGATGTGCAGGGGGGTAAAAAACGCCGGTTCGTGGTGCAGATCATCGGGTATGGCGAAAACGGGGAGCGCTGGCTGATAGACCGCTACAACATCCGATATTCACTGCGGCACGATGAAATCGGTGAGGCTCTGCCAATTCGGCCTGATGCTTATCCGGAGGACTGGCAGTTGCTGGTTTCCGATGTGCTGGATAAAACCTACCGTCTGCAGAGCAATGAGGAGCAGCGGATGACGATTCTGGCGATGGCAGTGGACAGCGGCGGTGAGGAAGGTGTGACCGGTAACGCTTATAAATTCTGGCGTCAGTGTCGCCGGGACGGACTTGCTAAGCGCGTCTATCTCATCAAGGGCGACAGTACAAAGCGCCAGAAAACGATCACCAAAACATTTCCGGACAACAGCGGCAGGGCCGACAGGCGTGCTGAGGTTAGAGGGGAAATCCCTGTTTACCTTCTTCAGACCGATACGCTCAAAGACCAGCTGAGTAATAACCTGTCACGTGAGACACCGGGCGCAGGCTATATCCATTTTCCCGACTGGCTGGGCGAGTGGTTTTATGACGAGCTGACCTATGAGGAACGCGGGGCGGATGGTAAATGGCGCAAGCCCGGTAAAGGAAATAACGAGGCGTTTGACCTGTTCTGCTATGCACAGGCCGTAGCAGTTCTGCGCGGTTACGAAAAAATTCGCGACTGGGAAAACCCGCCAGCGTGGGCGCGGGAGCAGGATGCCAACCCCGGGATCGTGACGGGCGATGAGCCTCTGCAGAAAACTGAATCAAAACCTAAAGCCAGACAGCAAAACGCTCCCAAACCAGTTTTACGAAATAGCCTCGCTTCAGATGGCTGGTCCGGGACGCCTGGCAATGGAGGATGGCTGTAATGACCAGAAACGAGATTTACCAGATGCTCCTCACGGTGCGTCAGGCATACACCGATTCGCTGGACGGAAAATCGGTTTCATTTACCGGCGTCAACGGTCGGGCCATTACCAACCATGATCCGGTGGCATTACGCACCGAGCTGGATTACTGGGAAAAACGCTGGCGCGCTGCACGCGGTCGCGGCGGTTCTTACAAACTCGCCAGATTTAATTAAGGGCCAATATGGGATTTATTGAAAAAACACTCGGCGTTATTTCGCCAGGGTGGGCCGCTGCACGTGCGCAAAACCGCCTCCGGCTGCAGGCTTATGAGGCCGCTCACCCGTCCCGGCTGCATAAAAGCAAGCGTGAATCCCGCTCAGCGGATACCGCTGTATTTGCAGCGGGAACCTCACTTCGTGAGCAGGCGCGCTGGCTGGATGAAAACCACGATCTGGTCATCGGCCTTTTCGACAAAATGGAGGACCGGGTAATCGGTGCGCACGGCATCCACGTTGAACCACAGCCGCTCGACCTTGATGGCAATCTGCACGGCGATTTTGCCAGCCAGCTATCAGCATTATGGGCTGAGTGGTCAGTGCGCCCGGAGGTGACCGGGATGTTTACCCGCCCCGAGGCAGAACGGCTGCTGCTGCGTTCGGCACTGCGTGACGGTGAGGTATTCACTCAGCTGGTGCGCGGCAACGTAGCCGGGTTACAGCACGCCACATCAGTGCCGTTCTCGCTGGAAATGCTGGAGGCTGATTTCGTTCCATACACCCTGAACAGCACGACAGGGCAGCAAATCAGGCAGGGCATCGTCGTTAACGCATGGGGGCGACCCACTGGTTACAAGGTCTATAAAAACCATCCGGCCTCATTTACCGGCTTTAACACTGAATTCAAAACTATCCCTGCAGACAATATGCTGCATCTGGCGCAGCGAAAACGTCTGCATCAATTACGCGGGATCAGCCTGATACATGGCGTTATTACGCGTCTGTCAGACATCAAAGACTATGAAGAGTCCGAACGTGTTGCAGCGCGTATCGCTGCAGCGCTGGGGTTCTACATCCGGCGCGGTGATGCGCAGTCTCTGGATGACAGCGGGGAGTATTCGGAGCCTGGCGCGGAGCGCTTCTACAACATTGCGCCCGGCATGATTTATGACGAGCTTAAGCCGGGTGAAGACCTGGGCATGGTGGAATCAAACCGCCCTAACGTTCACCTCTACGAGTTCAGGAACGGGCAGATGCGGGCCGTTGCTGCCGGTACGCGCGGCAGCTATTCCAGCATTGCGCGTGACTACAACGGCACATACAGCTCACAGCGTCAGGAGCTGGTGGAAAGTTTCGAAGGATACAACGTTCTCCAGCAGTGGTTTGTGGGGCAGCACAGTCGCCCCGTTTACCGTGCATGGCTGGCAATGGCACTCCTGAGCGGTATCGAAATCCCTCCTGATGTTGACCGCAAATCTCTTTATAACGCGCTTTATCTGGGGCCGGTGATGCCTTGGATTGACCCGGTTAAAGAGGCGCAGGCGTGGAAAGCCAATGTGCGTGGCGGTGCCAGTACTGAGGCGGAGTGGGCGCGTGCGCGTGGCAAAAATCCGCAGGAGGTTAAGCGCCAGCGTCTGCGCGAGACCGAATACAACCGGGAGCATGGGCTGGTGTTCGATTCCGACGCCGCCAACGATAAAGGAGTGGTGTTAGATGCAACATCAAAAGAGTCAGACGACTCAAAAACTGATTAACCCTCAAGCCTCGCTGGCCGGTGTCGATGCGGCAAACGGTCAGTGCTGGTATGAGATTCGAGCGCAGGCAGCAGGGCGGGTAGAAATTTATCTCTATGACGTGATCGGCGGCTGGGGCATCACAGCACAGCAGTTTGTTACCGACTGCAGAGAGGCTGGCGTATTCGAGGCCAGCGCGATTGACCTGCATATTCACAGCCCCGGCGGTGATGTGATGCAGGGATTTGCCATATACAACACTCTTTCACGCCTCAAAGCCAAGATGGATATCTGGATAGACGGCGTGGCCGCCAGTATGGCGTCCATGATTGTCTGCCTGCCGGGTGCCACCGTACACATGCCAGAAAATGCCTGGATCATGATCCATAAACCGTGGGGCGGTATTGCTGGCGATTCCGACGAAATGCGCGATTACGCAGACTTCCTGGATCGTAATGAGGCGCTGATGCTCAACGCCTACATGAATAAAACCGGTCTTGGGCGTGAAGAGCTTGAGGCAATGCTTAAAGCCGAAACCTGGCTGAGCGGTGCAGAGGCCGTTGAAAAAGGTTTTGCCGATACCCTTGAACCTGAACTGCAGGCAGCAGCCTGTATGAATGAAAACAAAATGAAGGACTACACCAACATGCCTCAACAACTTCAATCACTGTTTATGCCGCGCGCTGAAGGAAACACAAATACTCAGACGCCAGCGCCGCAGGTTCCTGCCCCGCAGGCAGCAGCCAACCAGCCCGCGCCGGTTCAGGCAGGCAGCATCGATATCGGCGCACTGGCTGTTCAGTTGCAGCAGCAGATGCAGACGGCGAACGCTGAGCGCGTTAATGCCGTTAGCGCAGTGTTTGAGGCATTTCCGGCCTTTGCCTCTCTGCGCACCGAATGTATCAGTGATATGTCATGCTCAGCGGAAGTTGCACGCGGCAAACTGCTTACCGCGCTGGCTGCCGGTACAACGCCGCTCGCTGGTCCGGGTGCAATTCATCTGCATGCGGGTAACGGCAATCTGGTGGGCGACTCAGTTCGCGCTGCGATCATGTCCCGCGTGGGCTATGCAGAAGAGCAAAAAGATAACGCTTATGCAGGCTACACACTTCGGGAGCTGGCACGTGCTTCCCTGATAGATCGCGGGATCGGTATTGCCGGTCATCAGACTCCGATGGCAATGGTGGGGCTGGCATTCACCCACAGCAGCAGCGATTTTGGCAACATCCTGATGGATGTGGCTAATAAGGCGGCGCTGATGGGCTGGAATGAGGCCGAGGAAATTTTTGATAAATGGACGCGGAAAGGGATTCTGACTGATTTCAAAACGGCGCACCGCGTTGGTCTTGAGACGTTCCCGACACTGAGCAAGGTGCGTCCGGGCGCAGAATATAAATATGTCACGCTGAAAGATCGTGGTGAGCCGATTGCGCTGGCAACCTACGGCAACCTGTTCAGCATCGACCGTCAGGCCATTATCAATGATGATTTATCCATGCTGACCGGGATTCCGCAGGCGATGGGAAGCGCAGCCCGGGCAACAGTAGGTGATCTGGTCTGGGCCGTCCTGACCAGCAACCCGAAAATGTCAGACGGTAAGCCGCTGTTCCATGCCGACCACGGCAACCTGATTAAAGCCGGTCTGAGCATTGAAGGTCTGGACACGGCGCGCAAGGCGATGAAGCTGCAGAAATCAGGTGAGCGTAATCTGAATATCCGCCCTGCGTTCATGCTTGCCCCCGTCGCTATCGAGTCACGCGCCAACCAGCTGATCAAATCTGCCAGCGTGCCGGGTGCTGATGTTAACAGCGGCATCAATAACCCGATTCAGAACTTTGTAGAGGTCATGTCGGAGGCGCGTCTGGATGACAGCAGCGCGACTGATTACTACCTGGCTGCAGCACAGGGCCGCGACACTATTGAGGTCGCTTACCTGGACGGCATTGATACCCCGTATCTGGAGCAGCAGCAGGGGTTCACCATTGATGGTGCGGCGTTCAAGGTTCGCATCGATGCCGGTGTTGCACCGCTGGATCATCGGGGTCTGGTTAAAGTCACCAACAAATAAGCCGCCTCCGGGCGGCTTTCTTATATCCGGGCGGCGCAGGCCGCCTTTTTCTTTGGAGAGGAACGATGGCAACGAATTATCAGCAGGACGGCAGAACGATTGATTATCAGAACACCGGGGGAACTGAAATTCAGTCCGGCGAGGCAGTCGTTGTGGGCGCGCTGGTGGGCGTAGCGCATGACGATATTCTGGCGGGTTTATGGGGTGTGCTTCATACGGCTGGTGTGTTTGTGCTGCCAAAAGCGGCAGAGGCTGTTGTAACGGGCCAGAAACTTTATCTGGCAGACGGCAAGGTGACGGCGGAAGCGGGTGAAGCGGCTACGCCTAATCCTCTTGCCGGTACTGCCTGGGCTGATGCTGAAGCCGGTGATGAGTCTGTTGCAGTGCGGCTGGGCTTCTGATGAACCGCTTCAGTTCGCGGCTGGCAAGAGCAGATGCCCGGATTAACCGGGCGTTTGCTGAGGAAGCCCCCGCCACCTTGCTAATCGGGGATGAGGCACGCCCGGTGGTTGTGATATTTGAATCGCCCGATTCGCCTGTGAGCGTGCCGGGTGGGGGAGAACTGCAGGACTACTCACCTGCATTCAGTGCAATGACGGCTGATATTGCCGGTCTGTCTAAGGGAGACTGTGCTGTGGTGAATGGCGTGAATTACCGCGTCACTCACGTAGGAACCGATGAGCAGGGTCGTACCCGCGTTTCACTGGCGTTCGGTGAGCCGGGAAAATCCCAGCCTGAGATAAATAACTGGAGTAATTGAAGTGGCACGTGAATCGCGGCTAAGGCGGGATTTACCCGTGGATATCGATGTTACCGCTATCTGGCGGATAGCGGAAAAAATCGGAGCTACACAAAAACAGTTTCGTACCGCGTATTCACGGGCATTACAGCGAACAGGTGCAACGCTGAGAAAGCGGGCGCTTGCCGATCTGAAAGATGGCCTTTCGCCGCGCAGCATGAATATGGTGCGCCGCCGCCTCCTGTCGTTTCGTATTCAGCCAGCCTCTAATTCCACGCTGGATAATTTCCGGCTGTGGTTTGGTCTGAACGCGGTAAAGGTGAAAGACCTGAAAGGGAAAATTTCTGGCCGTGTGCGGCCACATCATGATCGGCGGGATAAAAATACGGGCCGGTTTATTAAATCGCGGCGTCGGGCCAGTTCCGTGGGCTTTACCCCTAAAGGAAACTTGCTGTCAGCCCGCACGTTTGAGAATGGAGAGGTGGCACGTAGTCGCCGAGACAACCGACGCACGATAGTGATCCGTGACCCGGAAACGCGCCGCACCCGTGATGCTGAAATTGATATCTATGAACCGATGCTGAACTACGTTGAGGACAATGCATTTGCGGATGTGCTGGAGATTTTTATGCACCATTTCGAGAGTGATCTGCGTGGCCGTGTTAAAGCCAGAATTTCTGTGTGAGGTTTGCAATGGCTGAACCGTTAATGATGGGGCAGTACCATGACGCCGTGATTTCGGCGCTGAAAAAAATATCTTGGGTGCGGGATGCCGATGCCTATCCCGAAAAAAACATTCCCCGATTCACTGGATTAACCACGCCCGCAGTGTATTTCACGATTAACAGCTGGGAGCAGGGTGGCGGTAATGAAGGCCAGCTGCAGGTCTCGCTCAGCTGTGATCTGTTTATCGTGGTGGATTCTGAGGGAGCCAGCGCCAGTAAACCTGAAATTTTTTTGCGAACTGCAGCAGCAGATATCACGCAGTGGATTGACGGTCAGCAATTTGGTATCAGCCACATAGAGCCAGCTGAATTCATATCGGCTGAGCGTGATGAGTTTGATCCCCGTATGGATGATTACCTGGTCTGGCGGGTTTCATACACGCAATCAGCCGCATTTGGTGTTGACCCGTTTGCGCCTTTAGGTGTGCCACTGCGTAAGGTGTGGCTGGGTAAATCGCCTGATGTAGGGCGTGCGCATGTTGATGATTATCGGCTGATTTGGGAGTCAAAACCCGATGAGTGATATCAGTGGAGACCTGCAGCGGCGTCTGGCTAACCTCATCCGCCGTGGTGTCATTCACTCAATCCGCCATGATAAACAGCCAAAATGCCGCGTCGATCTCGGTGATATCGTCACCACCTGGCTGCCGATTTGTCAGGGCTTTTCGGGGGCTAACCGTTCCGACTCAAATCCCTGCGCCGTGGGTGATGCCGTTACCGTGCTGTCAGAGGCCGGGGAACTGAATAATGGCCGGGTGTTTCCGGGCTGGAATACGGGAGCGATGCCTGTGCCAGAGGGTAGTGATAGCGAGCATATCACCCGTTATAGCGATGGCACCGAAATCCGGTATGACCGGGAGGCCCATGCACTGACAATCAAAATCGCAGCAGGAGGATCATACAAAATTGTCGGTAAAGGCACGCTGGATGGTCCTGTTGAAATCACAGAAACCCTGACGGTGCAGAAGAACACGCAGGTGAACGGCGACATCGGCGCAACCGGGGATATCAGTGACGGCACCGGCACTATGAGCGCCATCAGGAAGGTGCATAACGACCATGACCACCCCGGCGACAGCGGCGGAACGACTGGAGAACCTAATCAGAAAATGTGACCTGCTTCGGCAGGTTTTTTTATGCCTGGAGAAAACAGATGTCAGATTTACATGGTGTTGAAACAATAGAGTTAACCTCTGGCACCGTTGCAGTAACAACGATTCAGACGGCGATTATTGGGCTGGTGGGAACGGCTCCTGATGCGTCAGCCGGTGAGCCTGCCAGCGGTACGACCGGAACCCCGATACTGGATAACGTGCTGACCTTTAAAGCAATCACAATCGGCAGGGCAGGAAATGCTATCAGCGTTGAGGCCGTTGCCGCGTCACCCGATCCGCAAAAAAAAGCTGCCGTTTCCACCTCTGCTGTCTGGGATGCAAGTGCTATGAAACTCAGCATCACACTCGGTTGTGATGAAAAAGGAGCCGGAACAGCCACGCCATCAGATGTTGCGGCAGCCATTGAGCAGATCGACATAGATAACACCAACGAAGACGGAATTATCATCAATTCAGTCAGGGTCCGGGCATCAGGAAGCGGCGTCGGGGTTGTAACGCCATTCAATATTCAACTGAGCGGCGGTGAAAATGAGCCTTTTCCACTCAACACCCCTGTGGCTGTTGTTGGGACGACGATGATTTCCCGCCTGAGTGACGCCGGTACACTTAAACAGGCTCTTGCTGACATTAATGATCAGCGTAACGCTCTGACGGTGATTGTGCGCGTCAGCAAAGAAACCACCGAAGAGAAACAGCGCGCCGCCATTCTGGCCGGTATCGGGAAACTGTCATCTGCTAAATCTGCGACAACCTATCAGCCACGCATTGTTATTGCACCCGGATTCAGTGAGGACGATGCCGTGGGCAAGGCGCTTGAGACGGTGGCCGGAAAACTGCGTGCCGTGGCCTATGTGGACTGCAAATCAGGGGCGACATTGCAGGAGGTTGTGCAGCGCCGCCAGTCATTTGGCGCACGCACCGAACTGCTGCGTCCGCGCGTTCAGGTCAGCAACTCTGATGGCCAGCTGGTTTACCGGCCTTACTCCGCCTTTGCTGCCGGACTGCGCGCACGGATTGATTTTGAAAAAGGCTGGTGGTGGAGCAAATCCAATCAGGACATCAACAACATCATCGGTGTTGAGCAGATTGATGAATTTATCCTCGGCGAACGAAACTGCGATGCCAACCTGCTGAATATGCAGAACGTCTCAACCATCGTGCGTCGTTCGGGATTTAAACACTGGGGTAACCGCCTGTGCGCGGACGATCCGCAGTGGCATTTTGAATCGGTGCGCCGAACGGCGGACGTCATTGAGGACAGCATTCAGGAGGCCATGCTGCCGTATGTGGATCGCCCTCTGGATCGTGAAAACGCGGATGACATTATCGGCACTATTAATGCCTATATGCGTCAACTGGTGGGCCTCGGTGCGATTTTCGGTGGCAGAGCCTGGCTGGATGAGGAGCTGAATACAGCTGAAAAGCTGGCGGCGGGTGAGCTGTATATCAATTACGATTTTGGTCCGAAATCGCCAACCGAGCTGATCAGCCTGCGCGTCCGGGTTAATAACAATTATGCGCTTGAGGAGATGCTGGCCGCATGAGTACTAAAAACACATTACGTGCATGGACGTTTTTCCGGCAGGGGGTGCGCATTCAGGGCGCGCACGAATTCACGCCGCCGACACTGGCGATCGTTAAAACCGATCTGCGTACCGGCGCGCAGGACGCACCGACACCCGTTGATGACGGCATGGAGGCGCTGACCTGTCAGATTAAATTCTACGGCATCGATACCGATATGCTGACGGCATTTGGTTTCGTCAGTGGCAGCCGCCCGCGCTTCACTGCCTATCAGGGCTATCTGGCTAACGGCACCGCGCTGGGAACGATTGAGGAAATCGAAGGGTTTGTGCATACCGTGACGCCGGATGCGCGGGGTAAAGACACTCTGTCAGAGAACGCCATCACGGTTGACATTGCGGTCAGTTATTACAAACAGACTAAAGACGGTCAGGAGCTGTTTGAAATCGACACCGAGCGATTTGCCCGACGCGTAAACGGCGTTGACGTGCTGGCCGGACTGGCATCAAAAGTCCGTCTGTAATTTGCCTCCCTTAATCCTTCACTCATAACGGCCTCCGGGCCGTTTTTTATTTCAGGAGTTATCTATGAGTTTTCCTGCCGAAACAAGAACCATCAAACTGTTCACCCCGGTCAAGCTGGAGGGTGGCACGGAGTTAAACGTTGTTCACATGCGCGAACCGCTGGTGCGCGACCGCATCGCGCATGCAAAAGATCGCGGCAATGAAGAGGAGAAGGAGGCGCGGATGATTGCGCAGCTATGTAACCTCAGCGAGCAGGATATCTGGCTGCTAACAGCGGCGGATTATGCGCAGCTGACGGACGCCTTCAACGTTTTTATGCTCCCGCCCGCAGAGCGACCGAAGGAGAGTTGATCCGGGCTATACGCTTTCTGGGCAGGCGGCTGCATTTCCCGATGGGGGACTATCTGAATATGCCATTCAGCACGTTTTCCGATTTTCTGTTTGACGAGATGGAGGCATTAAACCGTGGCCGGAATAAGTCAAAACCTTAAAGCCACCATAACGTTCGGCGGCAATATCGACAGTTCATGGAAACGCTCAGCGACCGACCTGCAAAAGAACCTGAAAGCGGTGGGAAAAGAATCCGAGCGTCTTACTAAGGACCAGACAAAACTCGCCACCGAGATCAAAAAAGCCAAGCTGGCCGGAAACAGCATCAGCGATTTGAAACGTCAGTACAGTTCAGTGACGCGTGAGATACGCAAAACCGAGGCCGAACAGCAAAAACTGAACCGACAGATTCAGCGAGGCGAACGAATCAATGCATTCAAAAGCAGGGCGGGCGGGCTTTTCAGGCGCGGGTTAAGCGTCGGTGGCAATCTTGGGGGTATGGTGGCGCCTGGCCTGGGGATCGGCGGCGGCGGTGTGGTTGCCACCGCGCTGGCGTCACTCATTGCGCCAGCGGCCACCAATGCAGAAACAGCACGGCAGACGGGTGTGGCGCGCAGTTATGGTGTTGATGTGGAAACCTACAACGCGTGGGATTCACTGGCAAAGCAGTACGACATGACCGGCGAGAATTTTGGCGACCTGTTTGAGGAGTATCTGCATAAATCCGGCGAGTACAAACAGAACGGCAAGCAGAGTTCCCTGCAGGATGCATTCGATACGCTGGGCTTTAAAGCAGGTGATATGGCCGGTCTTAGCGACATGGCGCAGTTCAGTAAAATTATTGAGCGCGCCTTAAGCCTGAAAGACGAGTCAAAAGCCTCTTTTGCCCTGGATTCTCTTTTCGGTGGTGAGGCCAGCAAGCTGCTGATGCTGGTAAAGCAATCCGGCAGGAGCTATCGCGACTTAATGGATGAGCAGCACCGCTATAACCTCGTTACCAAAGCGGGTGCTGACGGCGCGGTGGAGGGCAATAAAGCGGTTGAGAACCTTAAAACCGTTCTCTTCAGCGCCGGTGCGGAGATATCGGGACAGCTGGGCAATCAGCTTGCTCCCCGCATCAGGGAACTGACTGATGATTTGGCTGAGTGGTTTAAAGGCGGCGGTATCAACAGGGTAGTAAAATTTCTGCGCGATGATCTTTATCCCGGCGTACTGACGTTCGGCCAGGGCGTGGTGTATGTCGGGAAAATTATTTATGCCCTGGCTAAAAAACTCTCCTGGCTGCTACCAGATGAGCGGGGGGATCAAAAAAATGTTTTGAAATCGCTGGCGATGACGGGTTCAGTCGATATCGCCAGACTGACGGCAAAACGCAACGGTCAGGAAGAGTGGTTTGATCAGCAACTGAAGCAGCACCCGGAATTGCCGGAACAGGTTAAAAAATCTTTTACCGCTACCCGTGGTTTTCTCAACGATGACGATGAGACGTTTGAAAAATCGCTCGATCCTTATCTGACTGCAAAGAAAGAAAGCCTGCCTGACTTCTCTGATGCCCTCAAAAACAATTCAGCCACGTCAGAGGCCCAGTCGGGCCGTTACTGGGGTGATCTCAGTGGGCTCATAGATTCTGCTGATACACAGCAGAAACAGGCTGAGATGACCGATAACCGCAAATTTGAATACCGGTTTGAAATTAACGGTGCGCAGGGACAGAGCGAACGCGGGATTGCTGACGAGCTGGAGGCTATAACCAAAACCAACCCGGCATTCAACGGTGATAACAGCATGCTGGATGGAGGCGCTATCTGGTGAGTGAAATAATCCCTTTGATTGAAGCGTCCGGGCAGGCGCAGCAGTCAGCCATCCGGGGCGGTCAGGCTGCACGGGTCATGATGATGCTGGGCGATTTTGCATTCTCCATTGATACCACAGCATATAAATCGCTTTCACGTGAGGCCAGCTGGAACTGGAGTGAACAGGAGAGGATAGGCAAACAGAGTCTGCTGCAGTACACAGGAAAACCCGGACGAACGGTGCGACTCGATGGAGAGGCGCATGCGTTTTTTCGTAACGGTGTTGATGCAGTTAATGACCTGTACGACCTGGCTGATTTAGCTCAGCCCCAGTTGCTGGTGAGTGGTGAGGGTGACGTGCTGGGCTGGTGGGCGGTAACTCAATTCAGCGATACCACGGATCGCTTCCTGCCTGGAGGCGGACACCGTAATAAAAACTGGACGATGACGTTAAAACATTATGCCGACGATATATCAAACCCGTGATGGCGATGTGCTGGATGCCATTTGCGCAGATCACTATGGCACTGCAAATGTGTCCTCCAGCGTTTCAGCGGTACTGGAGGCAAATCGGGGGCTGGCAGACAGGGAGGCTATTCTGCCTGCAGGAGTTGCCATCGCCCTCCCTGACCTGACCACGCCGGTTACTGATTCTGCAATTAGCCTGTGGGATTAACATGACTGAACAGATTGTAAACCCAGAGTATGCGCCAGCATTCAGCGTGAGCGCAGAGGGCAAGGACATTACCCGCGCTCTGCAGGATTGCCTGGCTGAACTCACCCTGACTGATAATGGCGGCGCAACGGCTAAAGCCGACGAACTGAAAATCACGCTAATCTCTGCAACGCTGCCGCTGCCATCTAAAGGGGCGCGTCTGAGGGTGGCGCTGGGATTTAATGATCAGCTGGTTGATAAGGGGTGGTTTGTTGTTTCGGGGGTGGGCAGCAGTGGGCCACCCCGGCGCGTAGAAATCTATGCCACTGCGGCACCGATGAACGCGCAGAAACACCCCGGCAATGTACTGAGCCATAAAACGCGCAGCTGGGATGATATCCGGCTGGCCGATCTTGTTAAAACCGTGGCCGCAGACAACGGGCTGAAGCCGAAAGTGGCCGCAGAACTCGCAGAAATTCACATCGATCACATCGACCAGGTTGCAGAGTCAGATGCCAATCTGATGTCACGGCTGGCGAGAACCTACAGTGCCATCAGTAAACCTGCTGGTGGATACTGGCTGTTTCTGGTGCAGGGAGCAATGAAAACTGCTGCCGGTAAGGAGGCAGGAAGTATCACCATCACCCCTGATGAACTATCCAGCTGGACGTATAGCGAGGGCCAGCGTGGCAGCACAACCGGCAAGGCTACAGGCAGTGATGGTAAAGCAAGTGGTAAAGTCGGGGTGCGCTATTACGATGAAGCTGATGGCAGGACGAAAACCACCACAGTTGATCATGATGGACCGTCAATCACCAACCCCTACACCCAGCCAGGAAAATCCACTGCAGACCAGCAGGCCAAATCCCGCAAAACACAGGCGCAGCGTAATGAGCAAAAAATGACGCTCACCGGCCCATGCCGCCCCAGGCATATTGAACTGACCGCAGAGTCTGGCGTCACAACGTCCGGATTTGGCTCCCGCGAGGATCGCTCATGGCTGGTGGAATCTCTGGTTTTCTCTCTGACGTCATCGGGGCTGAGCTTTACCTATAACTTGGTGGTAAACATCAACGCTAAAGGCAAGAAAGGCAAAAAGGGCAGCACGGATAAAACCGGGCCGGCCTATTTCGGTTAACCCTCCACATAGCCTCTTTTTAACGGATAACTCTCATGAACGGTGTAAACATCCGGACGGGCAAACGCCTGTCGGGTTCGGCGCATCTGCGTCAATCGTGCAGCGACATCCTGACCACGCCGATAGGCAGCCGGGTTTTAGTTCGTGATTACGGCAGTGAGCTGCCGGATTTGGCAGATGCCCCACGAGATGATCTGACCCGGTTACGGATTATTGCCGCCACAGCAAAAGCCCTGGCGCGCTGGGAGCCGCGACTACAGATAATGCGGGTTGTGGTTTCCCTGCCCGATGATGAATCCACATTCATCGTGGATATCGAGGGAATCAATAAAGAAAACGGCACCGCAACAACCACAGGGGACATAACCATTTATGGCAATTAGTTCTGATGTGATCAACCTGTCGGAGCTGCAAATTCCGGACGCCATTATCGTGCCTGATGCGTCAAACATTTTTGCCCGATGGCTTGCACGTCTGCGCGAACTCGACCCGGAATTTGATGCACTGGTGGAGTCAGACCCGGCCTATAAACAGGGCGAGGTAAATGCGTATCAGCTGACGCTGGCATTTCAGCGCGTCAATGACGCCGTGCGTGCCGTATTTCTGGCAAGCGCAAAGGGCGCAGACCTCGATCAGATTGGCGCAAATTTTAATGTTAAACGTTATGTCATTACCCCAGCGGACCCTGATGCCGTTCCGCCTGTTGATGCGGAGCTGGAAGATGATGACGCCTATCGTGAACGTATCCAGCTGTCGTGGGCGCAGCTTAATACCGCAGGAGCGCGTAACGCATACCGTTTTCATGCGCGGTCGGCAGATGCTGATGTGCTGGATGCAGATGCATATGGGCCAGAGGATCACAGCCGTCCGGGAGAAGTGGACGTATACGTGCTGTCGCGAACGGGTGACGGCACAGCCCCTCAGACACTTCTGGATAAAACGTTAGCCAATCTGAGCGCTGACGAGGTTCGCCCGCTGACGGATTTCGTGAGTGTAAAGAGCGCAGTCATCGAGCGTTATACCATCACAGCAGAGCTGGAAATCCCTGATGGGCCAGATTCAAAAACGGTGCTGGATAATGCGATCAGCGTTGCAACGAGTTACGCGGCCCTTTCTCACAGAATTAAAACAGTAATCCCTTTGTCCGCCATTTATGCCGCTCTGCAGCAGCCTGGCGTGGTCAGGGTGAGACTGACCAGCCCTGCAGCTGATATTGAGGCTGAGATGGGGAAAGCACCCTGGTGTCAGGCAATCAGCGTCACGATAAGAGGGGCAGGGAATGGCTGATAAATTTCGCTCGTTGCTGCCACAGAACGCTCTTCATCAGGAGCGAGCGCTGGAGCAGGCGGGGCGGGAACAGATACTCGCCCTCGATACCGGCATGGTCAGAAGAGTTAAAAGTGCCGATGACTGCCCATTCCATCTTTTGCCCTGGCTGGCATGGGAATTATCGGTGGATTTCTGGGATGAAAGCTGGACTGAGGAAGAGAAGCGCCAGGTCTGCCGCGATGCTGCCTATGTGCATCAGCATCGAGGAACTGCCGGTGCTGTTCGGCGCGCACTGGGGGCGGTAAGCCTGCCCACTACTGTTATTGAGTGGTGGCAGGAAAACCCGCGCAGAGCGCCTTACACGTTTCGTATTGAGGTCTACAGCCTGCAGGGCATAGATGACAGCCTGTATAGCCGCATAAGGCGACAGGTGGACAAAGCTAAAAACTTACGCAGCTATCTCAGCAGTATTGATGTGATTGCTGACGTTGGTGCAGCAGGGAACTACTACACAGGCGGTGCGGTGACTGCATACATCGACGCTGTGATTCAGACTGGAGAATAATCGTGGCAGAGCAATATTACAGCATCCTCACTAACCGGGGGAAAGAGCTGGAGGCGGCGTCGTCAGCAAGCGGCACGCCGGTCATCATCAAAGATTTTGTGATCGGTGATGGTAACGGCAGGGCAGTCGCGCCTGATCCGGCACAAACTGCACTGATTCGTGAAGTGTACCGCCAAACTATATCCAAGCTGGACGTATCTCAGGAGCAATCTAACCAGTGGGTAGCTCATCTCGTAGTTCCGGCTGATGTGGGCGGGTTCACCATCCGTGAGGTGGGTTTGTTAACCGATGCCGGGGAACTCTATGCAGTGGCTAACTGCGCTGCTATTGAAAAGCCGGTCAGCGGTATTAACGTCAGCCTGCAGTTTCGTCTGGCCGTAAATGAAACCGCCAGCATTGAACTTAAGGTGGCCACAGGCGATGGCTTGTTTTTGAGGCAGGACGCAAATCTTAGTGACCTGAATAATATTGCTAAAGCGCTGGAAAATTTAGGGCTGAATCTCGTCGGTAACTGGCAAGCCGTGCAGGCTAACGGCGGTAAACATTCGTCCGGCAAACACCGTATTTACATGGATTGGAATGATGGTGACCGCAAATTATATATAACCGTTGATGAAACGGACGTCGGCGAGTTGTTCTCAACGCAAAATCCTCCCACAGCAGCGCAAACAGGCGCATATCCCCGCACGGGTGGGAATCTGGATGAAGAAGCAAGTATTTCGCTGATTTCCAATTCGAAAAACCCAGCGACAGGCACCGTAATTTATTCGCCAATGTACCGGGTAGTTTTAAAGGGTCGCGGGGGGGATCAGGACTTCAAAGACGGTGCCAGTGGATTTATGAGGCTCGTCGAGGAAGTTGGCACGAAAGCTTATTTGCAACTCCAGTGGGACGGATTCGGCACCGTACATGAATTCAGGTTCGATCAGAACGGCAATATTCAGCTATTCGGAAAAATTTACACCGGCAGCGGCGCGTCGTTTATGGCTGAGGACGGTAACGTCTACGGCAAAGTATGGGGCGGCTATCTTAATAGCTGGGTTTCCGGTCAGATTGCCGCGCAGATTAATAATAACAATGTATGGGTGAGCAATACGTTTCAGCCAAGAAACACTGGTAGTCCTGGAGCAGGCTGGTGGAGAGACAGCGCAACGGGTTTGATTATTCAGGCTGGCACTGTAGCTGTTCCTGTGTCGGGCAGCGCTGGTAGCGCCTCATTCTCGTTTCCGCTAGCGTTTCCTAACGGCGTGGTATCGATTGTGGGCAACACTGCGGATCAAGCGTCTGCAGCTGGGTATGTAGCCTGCGCTGCGTTTCTGAACCTGAGCACCACTGGGGCATACGTTATGGTTGATACTAACGCCTCGCGAAATATGGACCGAACTCAATACGTTCGATATGTAGCCTATGGAGTTTAATTAATGGAAAGCGATAAATATTACTATAGCGCTAAGACAGGCGGTTTTTATCGGGAGTCCGATAGGGAGATATATGAAAACACCAATACCGGCTGGCCTGAAGACGCGGTTGTTATTACAAATGATGAATATAAATCTCTTTTTGAGGGGCAGGCGGATGGGAAAATAATCACAGCTGACAGTAAAGGCAAGCCCACACTCACCGATCCCATTATTGAATGGCAGAAAATAGCAGAAACGCAGCGGCAGAGCCTGCTTAGTGAAGCAAGCACGACCATTGCTGATTGGCGCACAGAGCTTCAATTAGATGTCATAAGTGACTATGATAAGGCTATTCTTGTTAAGTGGATGGCCTATATTAAAGCACTTAAGGAATTAGATCTAAGCAGCATCAACGACGAGTCAGAGTTAAGCTTGGTAACATGGCCAAGCAAACCATAAATTAAAAAAAAGCCGCCATTTCAGGCGGCTAAATTTTAATTCACTGAAATAACTGAGCCATTGTTTTTTCTAAGTAGTTTATTTCTCAGTAAATTGCTTAAACCAACCTCGAATAATCTATAAAAAATCATCGAGAATAACGCAGTTAAGATTAATGCCAGGAGTGCTGTTGCTATTCCTGAAAATGAACCATGGTAATTACGGGAGATGAGCCTTCGAGCCAGAGATAGACCATGTGGATGCATTAAGTAAATAGAGAATGATATTGTGCCAATTGATGTTATAAATTTAGGAGGCTTTATTCCATATTGATACTCATAACATGAAAGCGAAAGTAATAGGAAAAATGAAGCCGCCGCAAAATCATAATTTCCGTTCCCCGGAGTGTTGCCGAATCCCAAGGTAATATAGGTGAAATATGTAGCCGCTAAACATATAACCACCCAGCCCGCATACTTAGAGTGATATAATTTCATGTTAATTGCAATGTAGCCGATAAATAGACCCGCCACAAACTCTAACATCATACCATTGGTCATCAGGGCTAAATAACCGTGATAGCCATAATTAACGTTAGATAATGGCATTCCATAATAATCATTAACCAGGCGTGGCAGTGCGACGAATGAGGCTATAAATACAGTGAGTACAGTATATTTATGCTTTCGAAAAAGAAGAGCGAATCCACAGATAGCATAAAAAACGAATTCATAATTTAGGGACCAACCTACAAAAAGCCTTGGGTAGCCGAAATAAGGAGCGGCCTGAGTAATATCAGCCGGGAGGAATGAAAAAGAGCGCAGAGTTGAAGAAAATTTATCCCATGAATTTCCTGCTATGAAAAGTGTGGCTATGATGTATGGCGGCACAATACGGCATATTCTTTTTATAATAAAAGTTACTGAGGATTTAATTCCATTGTTTTCTTTTAATGTAACATAGTAAACAATAAATCCACTTATCATAAAAAATAGGTCAACCCCGATAGCACCCTGAGAAAACAGCCAGTTAGCTACAGGAAAATCCATGGCGAGGTCGGTTCGAAAATGAAACATCACAACCAACATTGCTGCAAGGCCGCGTAGAGATTGAATTGAATTTAACTTTTTATTTATGCTATGCATGCTGAATAAAAATCCCTTTAAGAATAATAATGTTGGGATTAATGATATCTGGCAAATATTCTCAAGATTTGAGTTAGATCATTGCCACATGAAAAGAATCTAACTAAGGAGCGTTTTTTAACCACTTTCCAATTCAGCGAACATTTGAAATGCGTCTCGCAAATTCCAACTGTCCGCGTGCAGCTAGTGAATTATGAAGCTACCCTGAAGCCTAATTTAATAAGGAGTCACTATGGATCAGCGATTCGAATAATAGGCATACGGTTCGGCATGCACGACTATGGGTGAGGCTGTTTGGCAGCTCATTGCCACAGGGCAGGCAGTATCGCAGGAGTCAATAGCCAGAATGATACTTCAGCTGTCAGAACGACGGCCTGATTTAGCAGATAGTATTGCGTTGGCTGTGCTTAATGGTACATGAAAAACACAAAAAAACAGTTTCAGCAGCTATCTTTGCAGGCCTTCTATATGTCCGCTTTGTACCAGAAACTAGCGATTGTACTTTGCTTTAATACCACTGCGAGGCGGTTTTTTTCTCCCTTTTTGCTAGTGTTCGGTAAAACGTTTATTATGGATGAACCATGTAATCTGACGCGCAGTCGCACTGTGCTGAACCGGACGTTACCGATATAATGGATTCCGAAATTCCTTCATCAAAAGGTATTAAAATGACTGACCGGGTGATATTGCAGCGTGAGTTTTCTGAGCTTATGAATGGGTTGCACAGAAGCATCTTAAAATATGCTACTGACCGAGCCGAACACTATCAGTGTGAGGTTTTCCTGTGCGTGAACAACAAATCACACTGCGATCAAATACTAGAACGCATCTTTGAAAAAAAGTTGTTAATAAACTTAAGTTAAATCAGGCTATCTCCGTTAACGGACAGAAATTGAGCTTATATTCGCCCTTGACCCTGAATAAGAGTTATCTGCCGGAAGCGGTGTATTTATTGATGTTCCCAAGCCCTGAACTGCTTAAATCTGTTGAATATCAGGCGAGCCTCAACCCCGTTCATGAAATTATCGTTTTTACCGAATCAGACGGACATACGGAGGCTACGGATAACTGGATGTCGGAACATGAGGTGCGCATGCTGGGAATCGGAAAAACAGCCTAATACAAGCCGCCAGCAGGCGGTTTTTTATGTCTTTTATCGAACATATCTTTCTGCGGATCGTTGACAATCCGGGGCGCAGCGTAACCTACCAACGACTAACCAAGCAATAAAATTCCGCCTCTCCCACCCAAGGACTAACTCTTCCTTTCCTCCGCCAGGCGGGCCACGTTCACTGGCTTCGCCCGTTTCGGGAAGAATAATGTAACAATACCCGCTAACGACAGTGGAACAATGCCGTCTTCGAACTTGAAGGAAATCCTCGTAATTACTAGAATGCCACAGTTAACGATAAAATTTTTCCTGAGTTATCTTAATAAACTCTCCGGTGCCGCGGTCTAGCTGTACAATCATCCCATTTAGGAATGTGTATATTTTCAAATCTATGAATGTATCTTTGATTTCATCAAATTTTGGATATTTGAATCCAAGTTCATATTCATCACTACCTTCAATTTTGACATATCCGGTAACAGGGCTGTCTGTAGTATTAAATACAAATATTCCGAGTATTTTATTTTGTTGGATGATCCATTCGTTGTAAGTTTGACGTTCGGTCAAAGAAATTCTAAGATCCTCTGTTCTTATATCTTTTTTATTAGTATGTCGAACGTAATTATCATCTGTATAACTTCCACAATCTTTAGACGATACTGCTATTAACCCATCCTCATCAAAGCCGACGATGACACCAATAGTCCCGATAGCTTTGGTTTCATCCGAGCAAAAAGAGAAAAAATCTCCTGGTATAATTAATGAACATGAAATTCCACCATTCACCTCACCATTAATTATTTTATTTAAATCATCAGGGTAATAAAGGTTAATCTCACGGCCAATGCCTTTTGGACACCCCGAAAAATGTACCACTAATCCAGATACTTCATTAATGAAGTCATAAATTTCATGGGTTGTTGGTTTGTTCATGCTCATTCCCGTAATTATTATACTCGCTGTAATTTTTCAAAAAAATTTATAATGAATAAATCAGATAGACCGTCTCTATCCAAATTGGTTATTTCATATGATACTTATTTTTAATTTCTTCGGCCGATTTTTCGAGGCTCGGGTAAATTGTGCTGGCGTGGATATTAAGGATGCTCAGTTGACCCATAATGTGTTTTTTGTTGGTTACGGATATCCTCCTCACGGAAACCTCACTATCCCCAGATTCCTGCAATGCAGCGTCCATTCCGAAAAGTAAAAATGCACCCGACTGGGACGCAATGCGCGTATTCGAAATTTTACCGCGTACAAATAATATCCTTCCTAAATCTAATGGGTTTATTATATCTTTAAAGTAAGGTTTCTCATCTTTAATACAATGAAGAAGATGACCACACACTCCCACCTCATTAAATTTGTCTATAACTTCCCAACGATACATATCAGTTTTTTCACGGCCAACAAAGTGATTTTTAGCTTTATCTCTCGATATATCAATAGCCTTGGTCAACTCATTCTTCTGTTCTTTACTCAGATTTGATAAGTTCGTGATGCAGCTGACCGTATCAGAATCAAAAAATTTTACCTGTGATTTATTGGTTTTTAGAATTATGACCTCACCGTCTATTTCCTTACCCTCTTTATTTTGCTTTATTGAAGAGCATGCAAAATACAGGGCGACCAGGGGGTTATAAGTTAAATCTAGCAGTCTGGTAGGAAGCCCAAAATGCTGCATCCTCACTAACTTATCCAACATGTATTTATCTGATGAAAACTCTCCGGGTTGGACGGTTAGCATTTCACTGTTTAAATTTCTTTCGTTAAAATAATGTGTATATTCGCCTGTCTTCTTATCCTTCCTTAAAATAGAAGGCTCGAGCCGGTATTCGTGGTCTGAATGTCCACGATAAAATGTTTCTTCTTTATCATTGGATTCCATCTCCAGAATTAACTTAATATAATCTTGGAGGTTGTCTATACTTTCTTTATTCTTTTTATGACTTCCAATCGCACCTAACTGGGTGTTTGTAATCACTAGAGTTAGGGGGGTATCTATTGGTCGCGCAAGAGATTCATTTACCTTATCTAAAACTTCATGCAGGTTTTTATTCTTAATGGACCAATGAGTTCTGGTAAGTCCGAAGTTGTTAATATCGACATCTAAAGCCTCACTAAGCTTACTTTCACTACTCACATGTCTTTCGCCATAATCTTGAAGTAATGTAAACTCGTAATGTACCATTTTATTGGAAAGGCTCAATCGATGAATTTTTCCGATTTTGATATCAATGTAGTAAAAATATTCTTCCGCTTCTTCTATTTGTCTACTGTAAAGTTCGCTGATAAATAATACATATGTTTCCTCCAATATTTTCAGAGAGTCGTCTGTAACAGGAACTATTTTCTGCGAAATATCTGAAGGCGTGGATTCAAGGAAACGAGATAGCGGGAAATTTGAACTCCCCCGGTCGCCCTCATCCATTTTCCAGTCTGAATTAAGACTCTCCATTATCATATTAAACAATCGATGTTCCTTTTGTTGGTAACTAACTCTGGCATGACTTAACACCCGTGGGATATCTCACTATAATACTGCGGTACGGCATCATCAAACATAATCCTGAACCGTTCCCTCTCCCTTCACTCTGGAGATACCACATCGGAATAACTGATCTGCTCCCTGTCGGTTAACACACGGGAAGGTGAGTAGAGCATTATCAATGGCTATGACAGTTGTGAACATCTGCTCCTCGCTCATAGCGGACAGTAGCAGACTCAATAACGCACTAATCACATCAGGCTGCGTGGTGGGTGATTTGAGATTAGTCACCACTGCCTGAACACACCAACTAAAAATCCCAGCTCTATCAATGCCTTTACAAATTTGTTACCCGCCTCGCCTTGATCAAAACCTCTATTAGATATTACTGTTTATCCATACAGCACTTAAGGGGGCTTATCATGCCACGCGACTATGAAATCAAAGACGCATTTGTGAGTGCAATTAAACGAGAGCCTTCAGGGCGCTATGTCGTCACCACGCAGGATTTTGTGCACCAGTTGGAACAGGTGAACTGGCACTTTAGCCTGCGTGAGGCCAACCAGTGGATAAAAACCCACACGGTAACGTTCCGGGATGTATCCACACAGGAAGGCGAATCGAAGACCTACCAACAGTTCAATCCGAACGGGGGTATTTGATATGGGATTTCCATCACCTGCTACGGACTACGTTGAAAATCGCATAGACCTGAACAAAATACTGATGCCTCACCCGGCCCACATGCTGATGATTGAGACGCCAGTCGGATTCGCAATTATCGACATGACGGTTCAGGGCAAGACGGGCGATAAGGTGGCATTCCAGTTCGGCGATTATTCTCAGCTGGGGAAATTGTTCAGAACGGGCATAATCACACAGGAAGGTGTGACAATCGACAGAGATGATATGGAAGGGGTCATTGTGCTGGGGAAAGTCACGGCGGAAATATTATCCGTGTACAAGCCTATCAGACCGATAATTTAAGTAAATTTCTTCATAATATGGCCCCATGCCTGCCTCTAACTTGTTGAATCTATTGAGTCTAACTTTGGGGCTATATTATGAAAAATCATCTTAAATTTTTGATTTGTATGACTATAGCGCCTGATTTAAAATCCCTCGGCTGTAAGGCTGTGCGGGTTCAAGTCCCGCCCCGGGCACCATATTTCTGCCGAAGAAAATCTAATAAAATAAAAGCAATATGCAGTAATGTCGTAACCGCCCAAGGGCGGT